GACGCTAGTGCAGATGCTTCGTATGTGCCATGAGCCACGCGGATACGACCGCCAAGCTCATTTGCTTTGTTCATCACGGCTGGGGTTGCGCGTGAGTTTGTGCGTTGTGCTGAATATACAGTAGCCATTTGTCAGTCTCCTTATGATTCGCTGCACGCGATTTCAACGACTTTGGCTTCTTCCATACGTGTCGCACCTACTGATTGACAGTAGTAAACTTGCGTTGCGTATGACTTGTCAGCACGTTCATCAATGCGTGCCGCTGGCTCTTTGCCAACTGCAAGCTTGATGCCGTCACCAGCAAACGCGATAACCTGGCGGTCACCTGATCCGTCTGTTGTTAGACGGTTGCTTACATGGAATTGGAAGCCGACGAATGTGTTGATTTCACCCATCGCCAACGCCTTGACGGTATTGTAGTCGCTTGATGTTACAGTCGTGTTGTTCAACAGATCAGAGATTTGCTTTGGCGCACAAACGATGTGACGAGCGATTGACGGATCAACGTTGCCCTCGTCCAAGATTTGCTTTGCCTCAACCAACTTCGCAATTGTCAAACCAGATGATGCAACTGCAATTTTCTGATCTGATGGTAGCGCTGTTGATGTTGAACCCTCTTTACCTGTGTACGCTGTACCTAGAGCAGCAGCAATGATGACATCATCCATTGCGCGACCCATAGCAGCAGCAGCAGCACGGCTGTAGGTTGAAGTCGGATCAACAAGCAAACGCACTTTGTCTTGATCGTCAATCAAGTCTGCGTACTCGTAGTCAGACATAGTAACCATGCGGCGTGAGTGTGGTGTGTCCACAATAGGTGTGTCCGCGTGGCGTGATGTGCGTAGAACAGCAGCCGCTGATCCTACTTGGTCAAAGAAAGCTTTCTCGCCATTGACAGTTTCCGTATCTACCGCTGCACGCAACAGAGAACCCATCTGCTGTGATAGCATCTGGACGTTTGAGGAAAACTGATTGACAAAAGCTGTAGTGATTTGAGTAGACATTATGTCATCCCCTTACAGTTTCAGTTTACGATTTGCTGCGCTTGGTTGTCCCTTGCGGGGCCGTGCTACTGCTTAGGGCAGCTACTCCACTTGGCTTACAAGTTTACACGCGGGCCTTTCGGTTATCCGCTACATATACTCCCTAAGTCGCAGAACTTCTGCAACGTAAGTGTCATGTTCTGGATGCATCTTATCAAAATAAGGGCCATCTCGTCTAGTCATCTCTGCAACTTGGCGTGATGCCTCTTCTGGTGTCATAATTAGCTCAGTTGGTTCACCCACCAAATTGTCTTCGCCAATCTGCTCTGCAAGCCGCGCAAACATACGAACAACGTCAGGGTGATCGCCAAGCATGCGTCCATCAGACAGCTGAACATTCTCAAACATTTCCATGCCTTCGTTGCCCAACAATGTCCGCGCAGCGCTCTGTGCAAGCCCCATACGCTGCTCAAACGCCTGACCGAACTCTTGCCGCAATTCTTGCTCTGCCGCAAACACAGCCTCTTCTGTGCGCGTCTGCGTGGCTGCCTGAGCGCTTTCTGATAGGTTATTAATAAACTGTTCTAGCTTTGCAACCTGTCGCGGCTGCAATCCAGCCTCAAACACTGTGTTGCGAAAGTTTGCAGCCTCCTCGTCAGACATAATTCCTGACACATCAAACTCGTAAGCATCTGCGCTGTCTGGGCGGCCCACTGCCGCATACCAATCATTGTACTGATCGTCAGTCCAGCTCTGCCCCGGCTTGGCAACTTTGTCAGCGCCAATCATGCGCTGGGCATTTACATAACTCTTTGCCAATGCTCCCGGATCAGTAAACGTGCGCAAGCTTGGCTCATTGCGCAAATCTTCTGGTAAACTATCTAAAAAGCTAACTGGTGCCGCTTCCGCTGCAACAGCCTCTTGAGATCCACTATCTTGGATTGCCTCTTCGCTCATACTTTATCCTTCTCTTCGGACAACATTCTGACGATCAGCAGCACAGCCGCGCGTTGTCCTTCATTAAATGCAGTTTCATAAGGATCGCCAGAAAACGTGGTTGCCTCAAACCCAAACCGGGTTTTGAGATCACTCAATACTTGCGCACCGTCATCCGTATTGAACGTGCGCCGATAGGCTAGTTTTAACTCTTCAACTTTCTTCATTCTTGTGCAGCCTTAATTAGCGGGGCAATCTTGCCACCAGCCTCAGCCGCCATCATCTCTTGCTGCATCTGCTGCTGCATCGCTGCCTGCTCTGCCTGCTGACGGCGCACTTCTTCTACCTCTGCCGTGCCGCGTATCACACGCGCTGGCAGGCCAGCAGTCTCAACCAAATACTGCACCATCGCATCGCCATCCAAATAATCCGTGACAGGAGCAACTTGGCTAACTTGCAACAAAATCTCAAACCCACGCAGCATTGCCTGCAAGTCTGTCAGCTTCTGAGCCTTGGCAAGAGGTGAAACATACTCTATGTCAATGTCTTGACCTTGAAGCTCCTCGGGCGGTGCTGGGAGAAGGCCCGCCCGAAGGAGCAATGCAAAGGAGCGAGAAATAAGCGGTTGGAGCAGTTCTGCTTGAAGGCGACCAAGGACAGGCCCAAGCAGCCGCATCTTTTCTTCGTTCCTCTGCAATACTTCTGTCGCAGTCATGTTGGCTCCTTCGCCTAACAACAACTGGTCAACATAAAACGCCTGCCGAATAGCATTGCGGCGTTGCTCTTCCATATTCAAGCCCAAGGGATTGTTTGCGCCAATATTTAATGGCTCCAAACGATCCCTTGTGCCAGAGCGGTAAAAGTTTAATGCGCCAGGCGTTGTACGCACTGGCATCATAAATCCATCATCAGGCACCATCAATGGCGGGTCAATCTGCTTCTGTGCCGCCTTGATTGTTGTCTCAGACATCTTGTTCAACATCTTAACGTCAGGCAGCGCTGTCATCGCAGGGCTGCGTCCGTACATCGAAACACTGTCTTTAACAAATCGCGGACACATAAACGGAAACTCATCAAAGCCGCCTTCTGACAGCAGCTCTCGGTTGTCAGCTAAGTAATAAACAGACGCAACAGGCTTCTGCTTTGCCAACCTGCCTTTCGCCTCGCCCCGAGGGAATACTGCATGAATAACCTCATGCTCCTTGTAGGGATCATCTTCTAAGTCTTTTGCCACAGTCTTTGGCAATGTCGCCCCTGGGAACTGCATCGCAATTGCACGCGCAGACAGCTTAAACTTGCGGTACACTGTATCAACACGCCCATCAGGATCTTCGCTGATGCAAATCTCTGCAATGTGACGACACGCAAACCGCAGGCCATCTGCCTCAGCAGAAACATAAAACGCACCAGTGCCAAACACCACCAAGTCATAATACAGCTCATGGATTTCTTGCTGGAAGTTAGAACGATTAAAATGCTGGTACATCTGATCCATGCACAGCTCTAACCACTCATTCGCAGCATCATCACGCTGCAAGCCAGGATCACGATACCGCATTGAAAACCAAGGCGTGCTTGGCGATGTCAGCATGCCATGCAGGCTAGATGCCAACAGCTCAACAGCGTGGATCGCCGTGCCGTCATAAATCAGCTCAGTGCGCTTGTCGCCCTGCGTCCGCTTCTTAGTAATGTCAGCCTTGCGCGGCAGCATAAAGTCTGCCAGCTCTTGCCAATGCTTTTCCCAGTTAGACCGCTGCGATTGCAACGTCTTATATCTCTTGTCCAAACGCGCAACGAGCGGATTAACTTGTACCATCAGCCTATCCCATAATTAGTCATTAACGTGCGCTTAGGGCGCACCTTTTTGTCCCGAACACCACCCAAGGCACCGCCCTGCGTCCGTCCCGCCATTTTCTGCTGCGCACGCTCTAATGGATCAACTGTCGCCTGCCCCAGCATCGCGGCAGGTTGGGCAGCGTTGCCGCCCATAATTCCAGCTATGTTCGTCAGTTTCTTTTTCTCAATCAGCATATCATCCACCAATCAATGAACGGCGGCGGCGGGTTTTACCCTCTTCCTCGCCAGTGCCAAGCAAACCGCCCGGCTTTGTTAGGATCGTTGCTCGGCGGCCCTTCTTCATCAGATCCAAAGCTTCATCTTCAGCTTCACCAACCGATGTCGGCTTGGCTGCCTCATACTCAGCAACACCACCAGCAGCCGTGCCAACAGAAGGCGCACCAGTTGTGTCGCCTACATAAAGGTCTGGAGTTTCTGTAAATGTCTGAGTTGAAATGTCTTCAACAGTCGTTAATGGCTCATCAACCTCTGGCGGCAATACAGTCGTAGGCGGCGCAGGCGGCGTAGGAGCTGGGGGTTCTGGCGTTGGGGCGGGAGGCTCTGGTGCAGGTGCTGGTCTGCTGCCGCTGTCGCTTTTAGAAATTCTATCCTGT